GACTGACAAAGATGGTAACGGACTTATCACATCTCTCACTGAAGAGCAATGTATCTCGGCAACCCGTTTTTATCTTAAAGGACGGCAGGAAGGTTTCTCTACGTCCCGAACTTATGAGGGTGAAGTAGGGGGCAAACTGTGAGTGATACTGACCCGACCGCACCTTGGTATGAGTTTATCTCATATCTTCGGTGTTGTGAAAGTCTTGGTGTAACTCCATCTCTTCAACGCTTTATGGCATATCAAAAGTATTTAAAATCTGTAGGTATATTATGAGTGATCCTTATTGGTTTCAGAAGAAGTGGGGATTGAATGAACCAACTCCATCAGATTTGCTGTATAAAAAAATTGAAGAGTTGGAAGCAAGAATCAAAGTATTAGAAGAAGAAAATGTAGAAACTACCAATGAACTCTATCGGATGGAAAATTCTCTTGATGCCCGTATAGATATTCTTGCCGAACATTGTAGGATTAATTACGATGTATGAATTAGACTGCTTTGAAAAAGCATTAGCACACTTTGGAACTCGTGTTGACGTTATTGTGGCGATGGAAATGGGTGATAAAATTGATGCTGATGGTGCTTATAAAATGATTAAGGAAGAACTCAAACAACTCAAAAAGATTCGTAAACAACACAAGGATACTGACTGCGATGAGTGCTGATAGTTTAAAAATCCACCAGAATGAAGATGGATCCTTCACAATGGATTGGAGTAAAGATGATCCCAAATGGTCTTGGCTCAATAATCTTACGAGTTCTGAGATACAAATTATTGTAGAGCAAGCAATAGCAGATTTTCTTGCCGATAAATAATAGTGCTTTTGTTTGTGGTTATTCAGAAGCAAAGAGTGGGAGCAGAAATGCTCCTTTTCTTGTATAAATAGTATTACCACAAACAAAAAGCAGATGGAATACTACACTTACGCTTACTTGCGTGAAGATGGCACACCTTATTATATTGGTAAGGGTAAAGGTATAAGAGCATATGTTAAAAGATATGGAAATGGTAGAGCAAGAAGACCAAAAAATTTAAAGAACATAATTTTATTAAAGCAAAATATTGACGAAGAAGAAGCATTTAAGCACGAAAAATATATGATTGCCATCTTTGGCAGAAAAGATTTAGGAACAGGTATTCTTCATAATAGAACTGATGGTGGTGATGGTCCTTCTGGACATATTCCGTGGAACAAAGGTATTCCAATGGTGGAAGAAGTGAAAGCAAAAATCAGTCTTAATAGAAAAGGTATTGCTTCACATCGTCCAGGATTTAAACATACTGATGAAACAAAAAAACTTTGTCGTCAAAAATCATTAGGAAGAAGACATACAAAAGAGACTTGTAAGAAAATGTCTAAAAGTAGGATAGGACATCCTGTAAATGAAGAAACAAGAAATAAAATTGCCAATACTTTGTGTAAAGGTCCTTATTTGATGAAGCATATTTCTGGTGAAGAAGTTTTAGTTCATAACCTCACGAAATGGTGTAGGGATAATAACTTCCATCACGGCAGAATGATGGACAGAGTGACTGAAAAAGTTAAAAAACCTTACAAAGGATGGACTGGACATCCTGTTGAGACTGTGATATGATAGGAACAAGCAATCAAAGACTACATCAATGACCTCTGATTACAAAAAGTATTCGCTTGAAAAACTCCAAGAGTGGGTTCACGATGCGATGAATAGTGATGCTTCACCGCACGAAATTTATTCTGCAATTCGTGAAGCAGTTCGTGAAGATTATTATTATCATAAAGATTGTATTAGTCGTGCTTCTGGACTTCTGGAACTTTTGAGTGGTCATCGTCCAGTGAAGGATGAAAGTGTGGATGATGGTATGCGTCCTTGGGGTCATAGTGATCTGGAATATGGTCTTCAATATACTGATGAAGAAATAAATGCGATGTGTGACGCTGCCGAAGAGCAAGAAAAAGAGAAGCACTCTGAACACTATTATGACTATACTCGTAATGATCTGAATAGAAAAAATCCATTTCTAACATATAATCAAGCAGTTGCTGCTGGATGGACAATGACTGATGATGGTTTCTGGATGCCTCCCCAAGAAAAAAAGAAATGGGTGCTTCCTGTTGAAGAAGTTAGAGATGAAGACACTGATAAAGATGAATACTGTATAACATTTCCCGATGATCTGCTAGAAGCAGCAAATTTAAAGGAAAATGATATTATTGAATGGGTGGACCAGGGTGATGGATCTTATCTTTTGAAAAAACACGTTGAAAGGTATAGATTCTAATGATTGGTGCTCTTATATGTTGGTATAACATTTTTTGCCACATTGACAATATTAGAACAGAAATGTATAATAACAAGTATCCTAAAGATGTAGCAGAACTTTGTTATTACTTTGAAGGACAAAAAGCAGAACTACCAGAATATTGTTTTTTCAAATCTGAAACTTTTATACCAAGAAGGAGAAGTGAATTTTAATGGCACTATCACAATCTGTTAAAGAATCCTTAGATGAAGCAGAAGCAGCACTGCGTAATGCACTAGCATACGCTGCCCGTCAAGAACGCCCGATGGTTTGTAGTGTAATTGCAGACCTTATTAGTCGTATTGAATCTATGCAAAGCACTGATTCTATCTTAGATAAACTGGAAGATCGCAGACCAGGTGACTCTGGTTTCTTTGGAACTATTTTTGGAAAAGATGACTGAAGAAAACAACCTAGGTGCTGAACCAGCATCACAATATGTACCTAAACCATCGGCAGTAGCAGGTAAAACACTACAAGAATGGTGGGATTCTGATTCTTTCAAGCAACTTCAGAAGGCAAATAAAGAAGCACGGCAACGTGCTATTGGTAAGTATCATATGTTATCCGAAGAGGATAAACTTGATATGGTAGAAGCAATTACTTACATTATATGTAAAGCAGAAAAGGATGGAACTTCCCATCGTGGACTGCAATCAGCACTTGGAATATATCCTGGTGGTTTCTGGGTTGATCATTTAATGGATGTTCACAATGCTCTCTGGTCTTATTATCATGACCAGAAACGTGAGCAAGAACTGAAAGATGATCTAGATGCTCTTGACGATTTCATTAAGTAGTGTAACTCGATCCCAAAGAAAACATTAAGTTACTAGATAATAGTATATTGAAATGCTAACATTGAGATACATCGCAAAAAACCTATGACTCTAGCAAAAACTGGACCTGAAATTCTTACAAAAGAAGAATGGAGCGAACTTATAGCACTGAAAGATGCAATTACATATGCTCCGCAGACAGTTTCTGCCGAAAAAATGGAAAAATTCACTGAATTGATGGTTCGTTCTCTTGAAGGTAAAGAGGATAACTCACCAAAATAAAATAAATATATCATCACGTTACAAAACTATGGATAACATCGATCAACATATTCAGAAGGACGAGGACCTTTTGAGTGACCCAACTATTTCTCCACAATCAAGGAGACATACTGAAGAAGAACTAGAAGCACTTAAAACATATAAAGAACACCATCCTGAAGACTTACATGATCCAACACCACTGGAACTTTATTGTGAAATGCATCCTGATGCACTAGAATGTAGAGTATACGAAGATTGAACGTTGGAGGGTTGATACCCTCCTTTTTTTATGCTAGAATGTGTTGATAAGATTTTTTGGTGATGCCTGAGATTAAAATACTCCAAAAACCTGTTGAAGATCTGAATACAATTGACCAAACATTTGATCTGGTTTATATGGATCCTCCATTTGGTCTGCAGCGAGACTTTACCATGCAGGAGGAAGATGGTCAAGAGAAAGGTTTCAGTGATACCTGGAAGTCTTTTGATGATTATATTGACTGGTATGCAGAAGTTATCAACAACTGTTTTGCAAAACTAAACAAAAACGGTTGGTTATATGCTCACAATAACTTCATCGGCAACGCTTTAGTTCTGTCTAAAGTAGACCGCAAAGTTCGGGATGCTTTTTATACTAATATCTCCTGGAAACGCAGTGGTCCAAAGAATAATCTAAAGAATGGGTGGGGGAATATTGTAGATAGCATTCTTGTACTTCAGAAAGGTAAACCATACTTTGAGGTTGAGTATACCTCTCTTGACCCTGTTTATGCCGAAAATAGTTTTAAGAATAAGGATGAAGTTGGATACTATGCTCTCGCAAAGGTGACTGGTGAGAAGAGTCGTCCTTGTGCCCGTTATGAATACAAAGGATACAATCCTGCCTATGGGTTTCGTATAACAAAGGAAAAACTGGAGACGCTGGACGCCCAGGGTCTGTTGCACTACGGCAGCAACAACATCTATAAAAAAATCTATTCTCATGAGTCCAAGGGTGTCCCAGTGCAGAATCTGTGGGATGATGTATACTTTATCAGTAGAAGTGAGCAGAATAAGCGTAAATATCCCACACAAAAGCCCCTAAAACTGTTAGAACGTATCATAAAGTCTTCTTGTCCTGTCGATGGATGGGTCCTAGACCCCTTCTGTGGATCTGGAACTACAGCAATTTCTGCTTTTGGTTTGGGTCGGAACTGTACCACAATGGATGTGAACCCAGACGCAATCCGCATTGCCCAGGAGACAGTTGATGAACTGGCACAGCAGCAGTCGAATGCCCTGATGGATGCCCTATACTAACAAGGTAATCAAGAAAACCACTGATGGCTACCCGTTCCCGCATTGGTATCGAACTTCGTGATGGTTCCATCCTGTCTGCTTATCACCACTGGGATGGTTATCCCGAATGGTTGGGTCGTATTCTGACCACACATTACAACGCTCGCTCTCTTGCCGCCGAACTGATTGACGGTGGTGATATGAGTTCCTGCTGGACTGATGAGCGTTGGGATGATACTGGTGTGAAGGGTGTTTATGGTCCTCAATACTACTCTCAGCGTGGTGAGTTTATTGCTCCTCGCCATGATAAAGATCTCAATGAGTATCTGTGTAATGGGGAAGAGTATGCTTATCTCTTCACCAATGGTGAGTGGGTGTGCTACAGTCTCTATAATAACATTCATCCTGAAATTGTAAAGGAAGTTGAGATTCCTTCTGGTGCTCTTGCTGTGTGAAAATATGAATTTGTATAGATACCTTTGGTATCGTTGAACTGGAAGTTATAAGGATTCTTTAAGACCCGCCCCACCAGGCGGGTTTTATGCTATAATACTGAGGTAGTTGAACGCCAATCCAATGGACCTGTCTGAACTGATTGATGAACTGCGGGAGATCGCTCTGTATGAGTCTGATCCACAAGATTGGATGGGTTATTTGGAGAATGACGACTACTGGGTGCCAGATCCTGAACTGGCATACTGACGCTCTGAGAGGCGCCTAGGTGCCTTATAATAAGCACATACGCAACCAACCGATGACTACCACCTTCGCTGACTATGCCGCTGCTGCTGAGGCACGGAAAGACATCGCTGCTGCTGTTATGGGGCATACCTATGCTCTCTGTGAGGCACTGCGTCAGAACTACATCGATTACAGCATTCGGTCTCACGCACTTCGTACTGAAAATGAAGAGTATCACGATGCTTGTATTGCTAAACTGAAAGAAGGCACTTGTGACTATGACTTCTACCCTGAGACTGGTCGTAAGTATCACAAAATCATTATGAATGCGAATGGTTCGCGTTCTGTCCACGCTTTTGTGGACAAGAAGACTGGACAAATTTATAAAAGCGCCAGTTGGAAAGCACCTGCTAAAGGTGTTCGCTTTGATCTTCGTATCATTGAGCAGCGTGAATGGTTGCTTCAACATGCTGATTGGGCGGGTTCCTACCTTTATGCTCGTTGACCACTTGGAGAACTGGCACAGTGGGTGCTTCACGGCACCCCAGATGCCCTATAATAACCTTATGTTCAACACCACTCCTCAAATGTTTGACGCTGCTCAAGAAATCAAAGACCTGACCGTCACCAAGTCTCTGCGCCTTCTGTGCAACGGTTTCAAGTCTGAGTTTGCTACCTTTGCTCACGCTGATGAAAGAATGTGTGAGTTGCTTCACGAACTGGCAAGTGAGTTTGTGGACGCTAACATTCCTGTGGTTGATGAGGACAACCAGGTGGAACTTGCGATGATGTTGCTGGAATCTCTGGACATCATTGCCCGATGACTTGGATACTTTTATGGATTTTACTTTCTATTCCTGTTGCAGTAATCGTTGGAAAGTTAATTGAAACACCTGATGACTACGACTGACAAACTCATCTTCATTTCATCGTTCATTTGGTTTTTGCACTGGGGTCAATGTCTTACGTCACGTATTCTGGATACGGTTATTCTAAACGCCTCTGTGAGGACGTTACCACTTGGTTTCTGAATAAGTTTCTTCCCCGTCATAAGATTGAGGTAGAAATTCTTCATCGCGGTCTGCGTCGTGAGCAGGTTTATGGTTATTGTGATTATGTGGGAGAATCACGTCGTCCCCGTGAGTTTCTGATTGAACTCAACACCCATATGTCTGAGGAGTTGTATATAAAAACTCTTTTACACGAACTGGTCCACCTGCGGCAGTGGGTAGTCGGTTCACTGCGACTCCGAAGCGGAAAAATGTATTATGGTAAAGAATGTATGGAAGATGTGGACTATTGGGAACAATCACACGAAATAGAGGCACGGGAGCAAGAAGAAACGCTATATGTAGAGTATATGAAAGAAGTAAAGGGCACATATGTGGATGATACTGTTACATTTACTTGCTTCACTCGCCCTCGACATTTGCTCTGAAACATGTTATAATAGATCAATTGCACCATAGATGATATGAAACCACTCTTCAAATGGACAGGCAGCAAGCAGCGCATGGCAAAGCAATATGCTGACCTGTTTTATCCTGAGAAAGTCACACGTTATGTTGATCTGTTCTGTGGTGGTTTGACTAACTTGCTGTGGGTCGCAGAGCGTTATCCAAATGCAGAACTGGTCATCAACGACTTCAACAGCGAACTCATTCTGATGTATCGCAGTATCAAGACTCATACAAATGATGTTATTGATGTCTGGAATGAATGTGTACAAGTATGGTTGACCAAGACACCAGAAGAACGTAAAGAATACTACTACGAACTGCGTGAGAAGTATTGTCTGACTGAACAGGATGATATTACTTACTCTGGTCTGCTGCTGTTTATGCTGCAGGTCAACTTCAATGGTATGTGGAAAGCATATCATAAGTGCAACAATAGGTACTCAACTCCTCCTGGAACTTGTCTGCAGAAGGAACCCTTTTTTAATGAAACAAACATCCGTGAGGTAGCACAACTGTTTCAGCGTTGTGAGATGCTGAATGAGTCGTTTGAGAATGTTCCTTTACAACATGGAGATTTTGTGTATGCAGACCCTCCGTATCGGGACAGTGTGGTTTTGTACCAGGGTGGATTCGCAGAAGAGCATCAAATTCAATTGTGTAACCTACTGACCTCACATCAGGGGCAGTTTGCCTACTCCAATAAGGATATTCATGATGGTTTCTATGCACAACACTTTCCTGGATGTAACATCTATGATATGACTGCCAAATATACGGCAGGCAGAGGCACTTCTACGCTAGATGTATCCGAAGTGCTGGTGACCAACTTCGATCCAGTTCAGAAACCGTCACAGAACGCCCTGGAAACCGCTCTGAGTGCCCTATAATACAAAGGTAATCAAGGGAACGGAACCCGTGACTCTGCCCTCCTACAGCGCCATCTCCTTCTGCTCTGAAGAAGAACACAAGGCAGCACTCTATGATGCTTGCCTGCTGATTGTGAATACTTACAATCAAAGTGAAATGTTGGATGGATATAATCATGGTGGAGTGACTTCCTATGACTTTATGAAGTTTGCTCGTAACGTTCTCAATCAAATTGCCGAAGGTAACTGAGATGATCACCGACACTGTTCAAGACAAACAGATTCGCCGCTCTATTCTGAAAGCAGTTGAGTCGATGGATCTGCGTCTACTTCAACGTATTGCCTATGAGGTGCGTTGTGAAGAGATGGGTATTCATCCTGATGGTTGGAAACTTTATCCTGAAGACTGATGGACAAACCAATTTTCATTCGACAGTTTGCAAAGCGTTGGTATTTGTGTTGGGCACATAGCGGTCAGACCATTGCATCTTTTGCAACACAATTTGAAGCATATGGCGCTCGCCGTGCTATGATAGAATACAACAAAACAGGAGGAAAACTATGAGTAACTTTTGGACACCTAAACTGAATACTGCAACTGCTCGCCGTCTGGATAAACTGGAGAATGAAGGTGTGAAGGTTGATACTAGCACTCATGAAGGTCGTCAGGTAATTGGTTACAACTATCTGGAACTTGTATCTGAACAAACTGAAGACTGATGAAATCTTTACTGCTTGCTGCTGTTCTACTGACTGGTACAGCATTTGCACAAACTGCACCAGCACCAGTTAAACAAAAAGTCTATCGCCCATTCATCTATGAAACTCCTTGTGTATTAGAGTCAGGTCTGCAGACCTATCATGATACCTGTAAGGTAATCGAAACCCGTGAGACTGGTGGAGCACTTCGCACTCGCAATATCTTCTCCAACCGTTTTGGTCTGACCATTAAATCATGGTTTGATAAGGAGAAAGGTTTTATGACTTGGGACAGTCATAATAAGTTTGCCTATAAGTGGGAGTATAAAGTTGCTGGAACTGGTGAGCAAGGTGCATGGTCAATGGTGATGCCTGGTCTTCTTCTTCAAAACGTATCTTGGGACTGATAACAATGACTGAAGCAACTGTACAACTGAACGTTCATGAAATTGGTGTGATTCTATCTGCACTGCAAGAACTCAACCTACGTGAGGAACATAGAATTGCACGGGAATATGGAAGTGTTCCAGCACTGTATAATAAACTCTACTCCCACTGGGAGCAGATGGACAGTTCCGAAACTGGTCTACGCAACGACGTGGTGCCGTCCTTCTGACCTATAATAAGGACATCAACAAGGGTGCTTCTCATGCCTGACTTCCCCACACTCCAGTCTGCAGACGGTACGATGCTGGTCGGCTACTATCCCGTTCAGACTCCTTATGGTGATATTTCGACCGAATGGTGCCTGCAGGTTCTGTCTTGGAAAGGTGTGGATCAAATCTCCAAGAAGTTTCTGAATCGTGTTGAGAAGACTCTTGCGATTCGTGAGCGTCTGGCACTGGGTTATGTCGAAACGGGTGATAATTCTGATCTGCCTCAACTTGGCAATCCTTTCTATGGTGCTTGCTGATGTCTCTTTCAACGACTGAACTGGGTGCAATGTTGAATGTGTTCACTTACTATCAGGATTGGGATGACTTGTCCGAACTGATTGAGTATGATGTTCACAAACTTCGGGCAAAACTAATGTCTGAGATGATGTCTGCTGTGTCCTACGATCTTGAATGCGAATGAACATTTCACCTAAGTATATTGTGACTGGTGTTGTATTTTTCACTGCTTTTTTTGCATACAATGCTTTTCTGATACAACGTGATCAGAGACTGTATGATGCTTACTATTGTAAAACGATTGGATGTGCAAATGAACGATGAAGACGTAAAGCAGTTTATTCTTGCTTTTGAGGACTTTATGAAACATGCCGATGTTGAGATGCAGAACTATGTACGACGTGAAGCAGCACGAAAGTACACAAGAAGTTATTTCGAACGTCAGGCAGCAGAACTAGGTCTGTCTGTTGATTATTACATACAGGAGTTTGTGTAATGAATCGACAAATGAAGTTGACTCTCGCACTGATACAAGTGGAAAACATTTCTTCACTGTTAAGTGATGGACCTTATGCTGAATTCTTTACATCACATTTGCTACCGATCAGGTATGAGATTGAGAGACAACAAAGTCTCTTGACAAATACAAATAGATACACTACAATTCAGGAGTAAACTTACCAAACACAATGAAAAGTCTGTATATTGTTGACTACTGGGTGCCGTTTCCTTCCAGTGAATATGGTGGAGTCATCAGTCTGATTGCAGAGGATGATACCGAAGCATTTGAACTGTTGGCAAATGAGGAAGGTTTTGATGAGAAGTATCAGAATCTGATTATGCCAACTGTTGTGAAGGCACAGAAGTTTAAACTTGTAGAAGACTATGAGTCTGGTATTATTGATGCATTTACGACCTGAACAATCATGACTGAACAAACACTCTATCGTATTGAAGAACTGACGACAAGTGGATGGGAACTTGTCGATGTTGACTATGTACAACTGAACCGTGAACAGGCAACGGAACAGTTGAATCAACTCATTGCCGATGGATACAACCCTAACCGTCTTCGTGCAATTCATGACCGTTGAGTTCCCACACCGAGCACCGAAAGGAATGTATTATGAGCAGACAGAGTTTAAACGCAATGTTATTGCTATCTGGATTCATTACGACCGTAGGTTTGATTACAATCTGGGTGATGCCGTTCGTTGTATTTGGGGATTCTATAATACCAAAACCAGAACCTATTACTCCCCCATCAACTCAGGAAAGATCGGGAACGCTGTTAGTATAGAACGAACATCACCCTATTCGGCAATGGTTCCCAAGCAAACTCCATTAGAAGCGGCATATGTATGAACCACAAGTTAATCATTATGTAAAGTGGAAACCACATATTGAGGGATGGGTGTATTTCAAGGATAAGAAATATATTACCATTGAGATAGGAGTCAAACCAAAAAATGAAGAGAACTATGAGGCATGTTCCATTCATCGTAATGATCGTTTGATGGTCCTGTGTTATCATAATCAATGGAAAGAACTGACCTATGTAAAGTCAAGAGAGTCTGTGTATGAGAAAGAGAAGGTTTATGTGGAGACTGTGGGCGAAAGCATTAGGACAGAAAGCGACGAAAAATGACAGAGAAGCAGACCACATTGCTCATATACGGACTGTTATATTTGGTACTTATCTCATTACTAATCTATTCATTATCGCAGGCATCATAAGACATTGGAATGATCATTATGAAGTACCAGGTTATCTACTACAAGAACAAAAAGAAAAAAACTGCAGCACGCCTGACGGCAATATTCTATAGCATTGAGGATGCATCATTATGGGAACAACACGTACAGAAACAGGGTTATCTGAACAGCGAAATCGTACCAGTCTTCAACCATTAGTTTATTATCCTATACTTATTCTTACAGGTATTATTTCATTCGCAGTAGGGTCAAATGCTTATACACAATCAACTATTAACAATACTTTGAAGATGTGTAATCAACGTCCATTAGAGTGTAAGTTCAAGTATGATATGGTGATGTATCAAGAGACTGGTAAAATACCTTATACGGAGGTAAAAACAGGTCAAAAAGGTAAAAAATAGGTTAATTTAATAAAAAAATGTATTTAAAAACATTAATTAATGATTTATTTGGTTCTCAATAAGTATTGTTTTATTGAGAATCAATAATGGTTATTATTGAGAATAGTAGTCTTATAAAGGTCTCTTAGTCTTTATAAACCTAGTCTTATAAAGGTCTCTTAGTCTTTATAAACCCCTCCTAGTCCTTATAAACCCCTCCTAGTCTTGTGACCTAAGCGAGCGTATCATAAGACGCGCAGTTTGTCAAGTGCGCCGCCCGCAAATTTCCCAGGACCCACACATAAAAAACTTGACAGTCTTATGAGTTCGTGGTAGAATATCGACGAGAACATAACGAGATTTGCATCATACTCGAAACAGAACTCGACGAGACTTATGTTACGAGAAACACACAAATCTAAACGAGAATACATATATACTCTTATGAAACTCGACGAGACTAGGTGGGCATAGGGCTTGCAAACTCGTCGAGCTTTGTGTTACAATACACTAGCGTTACGAAACTCGACGAGCTATGTACGACGATTACGATCTCGACTATTCATTTGCAAACGATTATACTCTCGACGAGGATGCATTCTATGCACATGATCTCGACGAGGACTATGCACGAGATGGGCAAGACTACGAATCACTAGCATATCGACACTACGCATAATAACACAACGAGATACCCATGTTAGCACAAAAACGTACAGTACGTGTTACATTAGATATCGAGTGTTATGATGATCTAGATCTAGATCATATTAATTGGCGTGAGATATTACAACTCGAAGGTGACGAGGAAGTCTATCCTACCATCCAGGAGTTGGACCCCTTCGAGTAATGTGCCAGTTTATAAATTGGCACAATCCTCCCTATTCTCAATAAAGGTTTCTTATTGAGAATGACTATTTTATGGTAGGATGAGTGGCGATGTATTGTCGTCTACAGGGATACCTCTCCCCTCATCTGGTTGTATACGTAAGATATCAGGACCCCAGACCAATTGCAAGGGGTCTTGTGCCAGTTCGTGAAGTGGCACAAGGGGGGGTTGAATTCTGCCACGTGATGGTTTATGTTACTCAGGTCGTCGCAATTGTTGTCAATGTGTGGTCCTGTTTACGATTACAGTTTCGAAGATTTCCTGAATGATGCTTCCCCCGAAGAATGGGCGGAATGGGAAAACAAAGCAGCAGAACTTGAACTGCCATTGGATTACTATCTGCAGGAGTTCGTGTGACAGTCGGATAAGTGGCACAAGGGGGGTTGCAATGCCCCCCGATTCGTTCTACATTACATTCGTTCCTGAGAGACACACCATGTTTGATGAACTCTGGTCTGAAATCCAAGACATGCCTGGTGAGATTTTTGACCTCGACATTCCCGAACTTCGTGATACTGAGAAGTTCGACATGAATGAGTACCTGAACGCTTCCTACGATTACTGATAACAATGCCTGAAGTTCTTGAACTAAACCAAGCAGAGATTCGTGCTCTGTTGGATCTCATTGAGTTTCATGATGATTGGGATGAATGTAGTGAACAACTTGGCGTAGATGTTGCTGCTCTTTATGATAAAGTTTCCGCATTGGTGACCTACTGAAAATGAACCGTTCTGAACTTCAAGATCAACTGGTCCAGCAGATGATTGATGACATGGACCTCAAGACAATGACCTGCCTCTGTTATGATTATCTGATGGAGGGTTATGATAAGTATTCTGACGAAGAATTGCTCACTGAATGTGAAGAATACTATCCCGACCTGCTGGAGGATGTGACGGTTGAGTAAGTGGCACAAGGGGGGTTGCGACTCCCCTTTTTTCGTGCAATACTAACAGTATGAAAAACACACACCTCGAACACCCCGAAGATACCATCCTCACGGGTGACCTCTCTATTCTTGATTGGTTCGTGACTGAGGGTACTCTCAGCGTGAAGATTGATGGTGCTCCCGCTATTGTTTGGGGAACCAACCCTGCCACTGGTAACTTCTTCGTGGGGACCAAAAGTGTCTTCAACAAAGTAAAGATTAAGATCAACGAATCGCATGAGGACATTGATGCTAACCATGAGGGTAATGTAGCGCAGATTCTTCACTGCTGCTTTGATAGTCTGCCCCGTGTGAAGACAATCTATCAGGGAGACTTTATCGGGTTTGGTGGACTTTCGGAGTACACTCCCAATACTATTACATACCTGTTCCCTGAGATTGTAGAGCAAAGCATCATCATCGCTCCTCACACTTGCTATTATGCCGAGAGCGATCTTCGTGATGCTGTTGCAATGCCTGACCGTTCTATCTGGAATGATACTGAACATGTGAAGTTTGTGCAACCTCAAGCATACATTCAGCACGGTCAAACGTCGTTCGCTGATGTAGAAGAAGTCTGCAACTTTGCCCGTCAAATGTCTACTGCCTGTGAGTTTGTTTCTGATAAGGAAGCAGCAAAGATCAAACAACAGATCAATGCCTGCATTCGTGCTGGTGAAGAAGTGAATCCTGATGACTTTGATTGTGATGCTAACCTGCTGCGTCTGTGGGCACTGGTGAAGTCAATCAAAGATGATTGTCTCTTCCTCTGCCGCAATGATGGTCCTGCTGCTTATCTCTACGGCAACAGGATTGATGCAGAAGGTTATGTGATGACCAATGAGTTTGGTATGTTCAAACTGGTGAATCGTGAGGTCTTTTCTAACGCTAACTTCAACAACCAACGCTTTCAGTGTGCCGCCTGAGGCACTGGCACACTGGCACCCCCAGACCTGCCTGCTGACCCCTTATACTGGTTTCATACCAAACGAACCGACCCCATGGCACTGACCCGCTACGAAGTCCGCTACCAGGTCCCCTACAATGCCTGTGAGTGGCGGTCGCAATGGTTCCCCACCCTGGCAGAGGCGGAACGCATGGTAGACTTCTACCGCTCCTGTGGTTCCCCTGCTCACTTGGCACCCTGATGAGAACCCTAACCCGCTCCCGCTCTGCAGACTTCCACCGTGCTACCATGCTCAAACTTCTGGCAGTCGCTGGCGTGACCTTCCTACTCTGGAGTCCGCTTGCCCCCGTCCGCTATGTGACAGCAGACTTACTGGCACTCACTGCCGACCAACTGCGCCGCTGACCCCTTACAATACTCTCAGTTCACAAGCGAACCCATGAAAGTCCAACCCATCGGCAGCAACCAGACCGAAGTGACCCTGGCAAACGGGACTGAGATCCTGTTCTCCTATTCCGTCCCCGTTGCTGCCATCGTGCCTGGTAAGGGGTGGATCCGCTCCGCTTTCAAGCACAGTGCCACCACCACCAAGCATGTCAACGCTTGGTTGCGGAAGAACTGCGGCGGAGACGTGCTGACTGTGCCACAATGGGATCTGGATCAGTTGGTTGCCTTCTGACCCCAGACCCTGTACAATTAGATCACAAGGGAACGGCAGCGCCCTAAAGACTCCACCACTCTATCGCCCGTGTCGATCACGGTAATTTAAATGACTTACAAGACTGACGGTTCTGTTCACCACGGTGGTGTGAAGAATGAGGATCAAACTGTTCGTATTCTGAACGAACTTAAGATCTATTCTTCCGCTGTAGAAAAGCGTGGCGGAACTAAAGTAAAAGAAGATGCCGTCGCTGGTGATCAACTGATCAGCATTAAGCGCAAGGAAGGTATCACCAACGGTTCGTTCGATTGGTTCAACACCAGCGCCTACAATGATGCGCTGGGTGATACTTTCACTCACTTCATTTCCAACATGAGGGAGTTGCGTCAGATGCCCGAATCGCTGCGCTCTGATGAACAGTTTGTGCTGAAGATCCGCGACAGTTTCAACAACCTTTGTGAACTGGCATTGGATACTCTGACCTCTGCACAAGTTACTGACATCCTGCGTCGCGGTCTGATTGATGCTAACGCTGGTTTTGATGTTGTGATCAACGACACCAAGACTTCCGAACTGTATAAGTTCTCTGCAGTGCAACATCCTGCAGTTGATTACATCTCCAAGGGATACAACATTGTTCTCAAGGGCAACGGCAAGTCTTCCCGCATGGTCTACTTTGTAGATGCCGATGGGAATGTGTATGACTGTGGTCTGCGTTTGCGCGTCACCAGTAACAACGGAATCAATGCATTTCTGGGAACCAGTAAGGCAAACCGTAACTCACAAGTTGTCATGAAGTTGCAGCAGGACAAGGTAGCAAATCTCCTGCAGCAGGTCGGTGCCGATGTGACAGTCTACTGAGTGTCCACTGGGGGGCGACTCTGCCCCCTCCGACCCCTTACAATACTCTCAGTTCACAAGCGAACCGACCATGACCTACGCTCAGATCACTGCCGCCGAACTCTCCGCCTCTCAGGCACGGTCCGCCATCATTGACCTGGCAGACGATTTCTCCTGGGAGACCGTCGCCCGTGAGATGATCTCCCAGATGAGCGGCGATCAGGCACGGGAGTTCCTGGAGGACTTCATTGCCGACTATGCCGCCTGAGGCACTGGCACACTGGGGGTCACCACCGACCCCCTGACCCCTTACACTTAACAAGTCAACCGCAAACGACCCATGCGCTACAACCCCGCAACCGACCGTGCCCTGAGCATTGATGAGATTGCCGCTCAGTGCCGCGCTGCTATCATGAAAGCACACGAACCTGCCCCCTGCACCCATGATGAGGTTCTGGAGTTTGCCCGCTGGGAGGATGACCTGCTGATCGCTGCCTGATACAATGGGAGCGGGTGCGCCCTGAAAGACGCCCACACCAAACCACACTGATTCAAACAACCCATGAGCCTTGACCTTGCCCTCTCCCTGCTCCGCCAGGGTCGCAACGGTTCCCAGATTCTGAGCATCCTGGAGGGACTCTCTGACGGTCAGCGCGTCGCCCAGGAGAGCGACTCCCCCCAACCGACTGCCGACCCCATCCAATTCTGAAACCGCACACCCCCTGCCCGCTGTCGCTGGTGGGGGGTTTATCATAAGGGGACAAACGAACCGAACCGATGACCGCCGCACCCTGGAACCCTGAGACCCTGACCACCGTCACTCTGCCAGAAGCAACCTGGGGAACCGTCCGAACCGCTCTGCTCTGCATCTCCGCTGATGAGAGTCTGAAGGGCAACCACAAGGATGCCGCCCACTGGTTGAGCGCCTACAACGACCTGAAGGAGGCACTGGGGATGTGACCCCATACGTGCTACAATACTCTCAACCGCAACCAACCCGATGCGCTTCCCCCTCGCTGCCTGCTCTGACCTCCAGACCCGTCAGATCAAATGGATCTCCCGTGCCGACCAACTGAAGAACGGTTCCCGCCCCTCCGCCTACATTCACTGGGGACTGCCCGCTACCGTCATCGCCGCCCAGTATGCTGAGGCACACCGCAACGACGTTCGGCAAGCGCAGTGGGGTTGACCCCCTGCCGCCGACCCTGTACAATACACACAGCAACCAACCCCAACCCATGACCGTGACCTACACCGTGACCCGCCTCAAGACCCGTGGTCCCCGTAAGGGCGAACTGTGGTTCCGTGATGGTTCTTCGGGTCGTTCCGCCCTGGGCACTCACGACACTGGCAAGGGTTCATTCGTGAGCGGCACCGACATTGCCATCGGCGCGGGTCGCATGGGCACTCTGAACCCTGTTCAGTCTCTGGGGCGCCAGTGGGTTGGCGATAAGACCGCCAACGCTGCCCGCTTCGCTGGTCAGGCAAAAGCAGACCGCATCGCCGCCGCCCGTGAGCGTCTGGCAGAGCGCATGGGGTGACCCCCCTACCTTATGCGTGCGTTCGTGGGCAGCAGTCCCCCGTCGCCGTCGCCCGCCGTGGCGCGGGGCGCGTGGGGGGTTATAAGGGTGCGGCGCCGCGTTTATAAAATCGATGGGTCCCTGTAGGCTATAAAGTGTTACGATAGCGAGATCATTATTGTTCTATATAAAAAAACAAAATAAGATCTTATATTACCGTAAATGAAAAAAAACTCCGGAGAAATTTTTCAACCCCTACAAGTCGATCCAATTACAGGGGAATACTTTTTGGTTATTCCAGAAACAATAGTCAATGAGTTATCATGGTATGAAGATACTGAGATAACTTTTAAGATTGAAGGTACGGATGTAGTCTTAACCGAACGTGATGAGTGAATCATCATATCTTGACAAGGACTAGATAATACTGTATGATATGAATGTAAAATTATTAACCATATGGCTAAAGGATTTACCGTAAAAGCAAAAACGCCCGTTGTAGCAAAAGAACCTGAATGGGACTACAACCTGGCTAGAGAAATGGTCAAAGGCAAGTCTGTTGTCTTTTGTTTACCTGGTAGAGGTGTTTCTTACACTTATCTAAAGAACTTTGTACAACTGTGTTTTGACCTAGTGCAAGCAGGTGCAAGTATTCAGATCTCTCAAGACTACTCTTCAATGGTGAACTTCGCACGTTGTAAATGTCTTGGTGCGAACGTTCTACGTGGACCTGATCAGGTTCCTTGGGATGGAAAACTGAACTATGACTGGCAACTATGGATTGATAGTGATATTGTATTCAATACTGAGAAGTTTTGGCAACTGGTTCTCATGGATACAGACATTGCTTCTGGTTGGTATGCTACCGAAGATGGTCATACAACTTCAGTTGCTCATTGGATGGAAGAGGATGATTTCCGTAACAATGGTGGTGTGATGAATCATGAAACCGTTGAAAGTATTTCAAAGCGTCGGAAACCTTTCACTGTAGATTATGCAGGTTTTGGTTGGTTGCTGATTAAACATGGAGTCTTTGAACATTCTGAAATGAAGTATCCTTGGTTTGCACCGAAGATGCAAGTCTTTGAATCTGGTGAGGTTCAGGACATGTGTGGAGAAGACGTATCATTCTGTTTGGATGCAAAGGAAGCAGGTTTTGAAATCTGGTGTGATCCTCGCGTTCGCGTTGGTCACGAGAAGACAAGAATCATTTGAGATGGCTAACGAACGCTATAATATTCTTTGTAAAGGAAGACGAATTTATACAAGTCTTACAGAAGAAGAATATTTCAATATCATGGAGGATCTGTCGATAGAGTTTTATCAGACAGGTTCTCCAAGTCCTGAAGAACTTGAAACTGAAATTTTATTGGAGAATAATGTATGGCTGCAAAAGTAAAGGGTGGACTGAATAAGAATAGCTCTTATATTCCTGGTTCTCCTAAGAAATCTCGCCAAGGCGCGGGAATGGGAACGAAGTATGCCGCGTCTTCTCGCAACGGAGCTCGAAAGAAATATAGAGGACAAGGTAAGGGA